CTCGGACGGAAACCACGCCTGCATCGCCTCACCGGGCGAGGCTCCATCGGCAGGCTCCGGCACAGTGAACATCTACAACAACACGATGTGGGACTGCTCTTCTGATTTGAACGCGAATAATGTCAACAACGCGAGCGCGATCCTTTATTTCTACGAGACAGGGCAGACAGGGCTCACGCTAAACCTGGTCAACAACATCATCGCGGCTCCGGCGTACACCAATACCGGAACGCAGAATGTTTACCTCTCGAATACGGGAGTCTCAGGCCCCGCACTAACGGGCAGCAACAACCTCTTCTATAGCGCCTCGACGCCGGGAAGCACATCGCCAGCCTCTAGTCTAACTTCGCAGGCAATTCCAACCAATCCAGACTTCTCGAACACCACAACACCGGGTCCTTGGACGAATCTTGAGTTGCAAAGCGGATCACCCGCAATCGGTGCAGGGACTTCCAGCCTCGCCTCTACGCTGGACTTTGTAGGCGTTACGCGGCCTACTCCCCCAAGTATCGGCTTTGTGGAGTACGTCTCTTCTGGCTCCGTATCAGCAACTTTTTCAGGTGGCGTCATAAGTGGCGGTGTAGTCTACTAACTACTAGGGGGTCTTATGAATTCATGGGCTATTTGGGTGCCGTCGATTATCACTCTCATCTCCGTCGTCTACGGAGCGGGAGCAATCGTAGGGAGGATCAAGGACCAAGAGGTCACGATCTCGGCGCACAACGAATGGCTCAAGAGCCATGATGTGCGATTGAACGTAAACGAGATCGCTATCGCCAAAGGTGAATCCTGGCGGGCTGGGTACGATGCTGGTAAGTCATCGCATGGAAGGGCCTAATGAACTACGGACCCAGAGGACTTGCCCTCACGAAGAGCTTTGAGCAATGCCGTCTCACGGCATACCAAGACGGCGCAGGCCGTTTGACAATAGGCTGGGGGCATACAGGTCCAGAAGTAGTCTCCGGCCTCACCTGGACGCAAGCGCAGGCTGATGCTCAGCTAGTCGTAGACACGGCTTGGGCTCAGTCGGTCGTCAACAGCACTATTACGGAGCCGATCAACCAAAACCAGAACGATGCCCTTGTAGATTTCGTTTACAACGTCGGCTCTGGAAACTTCATCTCCTCGCATCTCAGGATCTTCGTGAACGAAGGGGAGTTCGCCCAGGCTGCCCAGCAGTTCGGTTTGTGGGTTCATGCTGGAGGTGTTGAGGAAGAGGGCCTTGTACGGCGTCGAGCGGCTGAAGTAGCATTGTTCGAGGAGGCGATATGAGCCCAATAACTTCAATCCTGATAAGCTTCTTCACCGAGTGCATCCGCAACATGGTGGGATTTTTCCTGGTCATCGTCGGAATTATTATCATCTGCCTCGGAGCTAAGTGGCACATGGATGACTTGATAAAGTTGGGGACGCTTACTCTCATTCCGGCTGCTATGCTCGCGCTTCAAAGCAAGCGAACTCCCGAGGGCAACACGACGACGACTCAAACCACAGTCCCAATCCCTGCAATGGTCGCTCCGGCTGACCAGAGTACAATCATCCCAAAGCAGTAAGCGCACGACCCAAGGAGATCCACATGAGTTTCATCACTGAATTGCACACATTTGCAAGCTGGGCTGAGTCCGAGCTAAAGAAGTTGGTCGGAGCAGAGCCTGCCATCGAAAAGGTGGCTGACGCGACTCTTCAGTATGCCGGAGCCGCTGCCAGCATCATTGCAGGCATTGAAGGTGGCCCTGCAACTGGAGCCGCTGTTGCCGCTGTCGTCAGCAAGATCCAGACCGGCGTAGTCGCCCTTGGCGGTCTCATCCAAGACTTCGGCGCAACCCCTACGGCGGCCTCTGTTGCTTCTGCGATTGCCTCTAACGCCCAGTCGCTTATCTCGGCTGGTCAAATCAAAGATCCTAAGAGCATCACGGCGGCTACGGCTATCGTGACCAACCTCACCACCCTGGCTACCGCGCTCACTTCGGCTGTCCCGGCCCCCGGTGCGGCGACAGTCTAATGTCCTGGCAATCTGAGACGCGAGCATGGACCCTGGCAGCAGCCGGGGTCTTTTGCTTGTGCTCTGTCGCCTATAAGGTTCTGACTATCCCGAACCTCAAATCGGTTACGGACGGAGCTACTCAAACCTTTGCTCTTATCAATCGCCCAGAGGGTGCCAAGGACGTCCGCGGCAAGCTTCTCCCCCCTGGGTCTATCGCCGTCTTCAACAAGGCCGTCACGAAGGCTGGAGACGCTACCGTAACCGGGCAATTGAGCCTCCAGCAAATAGCCCCCGCCATTCAGGCTACCGCCTCCAGCTTCCAGACGATAGTCCCTCACGCTAATGAAGCTCTAGATGGGGTATCTCAAACCGCTCAGACGGCCTCTAGGAGCCTCCAGGACGTTTCCGACCACCTAACCCCCGTCCTAGACTCCACCAACGCCACCGTGAAGGCCCTGGGCGATGCTGTGACCCTCCACAGCGCAGCCCTTGAAGTGTCTGAGAGGGACTTCGACGCCTTGGTCACAAATCCGGCTGTAGCCCAGACCGAGGACAACATCCAGCAGATCACAAAAGAAATGGTCCCCGTCATAGCGACCGGGAACCATATGCTGTCCACTGCGGATCAGGTGGAGACCAAGCTTACAAAATGCACCCTCAATCCAACCTTCTGGTGCTCATTCAAATCAGACGTTATCTTCGGGGCTCAGGTGGGCGGATACTTGCTCCACTAGTGCCTCCCTGGGAGGGGCGGGAAGAGGACGCCAGTGGGAGATACTATAGCCATCGCCTCCGTTGAACTGATCGCGCCAAGGAAATGATATGTATCTGGTTGGCTCGTAGGTTGCGATATGCTCCCTTTCCGCATTGGCTTTCCACACCAAGACGCGCTCCCCATCTTCCGGCAACTCCTGATCCACGCTGATATACTGGTTCTCTTTCTCCATTGCGGAGAGTCGAGCCAAGGCGTCTCGTAGCTGGCGCTCCATTTCCTCGCAGTATTCCGTCACGCCTCTGACGTAGGTCTGAAATGGGCCATCCTGTACCGAAACAGACCACAGTACAGGTCTAGGCGGCAGTTCTTGTGTGTCTAGGGGGTTACTCATGGTTGGCCTCGGCCTTCACGTGATTGCGGGCCATCAACTGCGCCCCTGCTAACAAGAGTTCGGATAGGTTGTCGGCTACAGGAAGTTCGTGGCCGGGGAAGCACCAGTACAAAGCCTCTCCATCCTCTGTCATGCGGTATTCGGGTGGCCCGTACTCGCAGCAAACTTCATCAACCATCAGCATCCAGTTAGGCTCGGGCTGCTTCGAGGCTGGGGCTTGGGGTGCCACAGGATCTGCCATGACTGCTTCGAATTTGCGCTTGCCGACAGCTAAGTGACAACTCAATTCGTGGTCACAGAATACGCAGCGTGCATTGCTTCCATCTTCGAACTTAGAGCAAGGACCGAGATTGCCGGGATAGGTGTTGCAGACGCAATCCTTATTCTCGAAACGCTCGGTCATGGTTGTATCGCACAAACCTTGTGACTTCGGCTCCTCGCTCCCTGCTGCTGTTGGGGCTGCCCCTCGTTTAGGTATCAGAGTGTTACCTGTCAATGCATTCCATTGGCGCTGCGAGGGGTCAGAGTAGTCGATCTGCTGACATCCTTCGGGGATGCGCTCCTGCGGCTCTGAGGGGATAGCATCTGCTGGGAGCTTGGCCTTCAGCTTTAGGTACATCCGCGCCAGATTACCAACGTCTCCCATCGTGATAGGGAGAGCATCCTCAACCATCGCGGCGGAGGTGTCACAAACGGCCATCGTTTGAATCATCGTCTCGCTTAGTTCTGCCATCTCTGCTCCTTATAGTGTGGTGGGACTACTTTGCTTCAGGTGGTGCGGCTCGAAACATGAATTGGTGAATGTTATCCGCGCAGCGCTTATAGCCGCGAGTGATAGATTTCCCAGTCTCATCGTCGCCCAAGCCCTCCTGTAGGGACATGAGAAACGATCCAAGAGCGACCCGCATCGTCATAGCTTCAGCGGTGCTCAGCGTAACGCCATTGACCGTAATCACCGGCTCGATTCCAAGGCTCATTTCATTTCCTCATTTCAGCGCAGCAGCGCATCAGTTACTATGACCCCTCTTGTCTTACTTGTCAAACTTGACACACTTGTAAGACTGTCTTACTATTCAGGAATGGCAAACGTGAAACATAAACGCACAGCTACCATCTCTCTTGAAAAAGAGGATTGGAAGAGAATAGACGCGCTCAAGAAGGAACTCAAAACTCCTTCTACCACCACCGTCGTCAAGCACGCCTTGAAGGAGACGGTAAAATGAGCAAACCACTAGATGCGGCATTGGAAGTTCTCAGTCCAGTGCTGGACGATAAAGACCCCACGAAGGCGCTGGTCGCGGCAAAATGTGTCGGGCTCATGCACGGCTACGACGCACGCTGGCTCAACGCTCCGTACCTGATCGACGCCGTAGAAAGCGTCCTGACCGCCGATCTCTACAACCCAGATTCGCATCGCAAATCTCGCACTTTTACCACTGCCGGGAAGCTAGATGTTCGGGCTACCGAAATTGAAACCGGCAAGAAAGTCATCTTCGACCATAAGACAACCAGTGAGGATATTTCAGATCCGAATTCTCCCTACTGGCGTCAACTGGTCGTCGAGGGACAGGCAACCCACTACATGCTTCTGGAGTGGCTCAATGGAGAGAAGGTCGATGCGGCTGTTTGGGATGTGATCCGCAAGCCTGGGATCAGCCCGAAGGGTTTGACTAAGAAAGACGCGGTTATCTTTCGAGATGACCCGACCTATTTTGGAGCATTCTTCGGAAAGGATGAAGTTGATCGCTGGTACGCTGACCCAGATGCTAGGGAAACTCCACGCATGTATGCCGCGCGTCTTGCTTCCGACTGCTCGAATGAGCGCCCGCAGTGGTACTTCCAACGGCGCACGATTCCAAGACTTGATGGAGAGGTAATGGATTATGCGCGAGACCAATGGGACATCGGACAAGATATTATTCACGCTCGGGCTGAGAACCGCTGGCCTCGAAACAGTGGAGCCTGTCTCCTCTACCATTCTCCTTGCAAATATTTAGGAATCTGCTCGGGGCACGATACTGTGGATTCGGAGAACTGGGCGAAGAAGGATTTCGTCCACATAGAGCTTCCCGAACTGAATCAAAGTGGGAATGGATCGAATATCCTAACCAACAGCGGCATGAGAGAGTTTCAAACCTGCAAAAGGAAGTATTACTACGACAAGGAACTGGGTATTGATAGGGTCGACGCGGAGGAGAGGGAGTCCTTGTTTTTTGGTTCTCTTTTCCACGCGGCCTCGGAACAGTTTTTTCTCCAACTAATGAAGGATCAAGCCGATGCCTAGAATTTACAAAAAGAGGGAGGAGCGGTATCGCGTCGATGCAGCAACTGGATGCTGGAACTGGCTCGGCTATATCAACCCCGATGGATATGGATGGACCAAGGTAAAAGGTCGCGCTATGTTCGCTCATCGCTTCCACTATGAAGAGGTGAAGGGGCCGGTACCCGAAGGCTTAGAACTAGACCATCTATGCCGAAACGGAGCCTGTGTAAATCCTGACCATCTAGAAGCAGTAAGCCATACCGAGAACATTAGAAGGAGGGGCATTACGAAATTGACCAAGCTCTTAGCGGACAAGATTTGTGAACGCTATGAACATGGAGAAAAACAGTATTCTCTAGCAAGAGATTTTGGAGTTTCCCAGCCTATCGTCTCTCGCATCGTAAACAACCATCTCTGGGCAGGTTGAATCGTTTTGTAAGACAACGCATCAAAGATGATAGGAGTAAGACAAATGGCAATCCAACAAAAGTTACAGCCTCGGGGAGCGTCCTCGGGATCTGTGGCGACGAAAGTATTCTCGCTCGCCAACGTCACCAGCAAGGGAGCAGGCGCTCCTGGTCGCTGGGGGCTCCACGCGCAACCAGGATTCAGTAAGACATCCATGCTAGCCTATTCCCGCAATCCGATCTTCATCTTAGCGAAGGGCGAAACCGGCCTTCTGAGTCTGATCGACTCCGGCCAGATTCCAGATACTCCCCACTTCCCCGAATGCCAAACGTGGAACGATCTTATCACCGCTCTTGAGACGCTGCTCAATGTCGAGCACGGCTACAAGACCCTCGTTCTCGACACCCTCAATGGATTCGAGCGCATGTTGTACGAATACGTGTGCGAGCGGGACTTTGATGGCGATTGGGGAGATAAGGGCTTCGGCGGCTATCAGCGCGGTTTTGAGGTCTCCTTAGCTGACTGGAGAATCTTTCTAAATCTTGCTGATCGTCTCCGGCTAGAGAAGGGCATGACCCTTTTCTTCCTTATGCACACGCGGGTAAAAAACTTCAAAAATCCGTCCGGTGCCGATTTCGACAAGTACGCTCCCGAAATGAACGATAAGACTTGGGCGCTTACAAAGGGATGGCTCACAGCGTACCTCTGTGGTGCCTTAGAGGTCACCGTAACGGCTGGGGGCAAGGATGTATCAGACAACCCCAGCAAGCGCGGTAAGGCTTCAGACACCGCGCACCGTGTACTCTACACGTCAATGGACAACCCGATCTTCGACGCAAAGAACACTTGCGGTCTCCCTGCCGAAATTGCCCTTGGCGACTCGGCAAAAGAAAGCTGGGAAATCCTCGCGAGAACCATTACCAAATCCCGCAAAATTACCCCCGCTCCTACGAGCGAGAAAGAAGAAACCAAATGAAGCCCTACTACGACGAAGGCTCCTATGTCGGAGAGATTATCCAACAGGCGATTACGGAGACCAAGACCAGCAAGCCGCAATTGCTCCTCCGGGTCAAAGTCCTCGGCATCCCCGAAGATGACGGAACATTCACCCCGATTGAACGCCAATATGAGAGGTCAATCTACATGGTCCTAACCCCGAACACAATTGCTTTCCAGGTAGAGAATTTGCGGACGGCGGGCTTTGAGGGCGACAAAGTAAGCGAACTCGATCCGGCTAGCCCGAATCACCAGTCTCTTGTCGGCAACCAAATCAACCTCTGGTGTAAGCACGAGCCGGCCTTCTCTGGAGACGGGGAGCAGGAGCGTTGGCAGGTAAGCAAGGGACGGCAGGTAATCGAGAATAAGAAGCCCCTGGACGCTAAGGGGCTCCGTAGCCTCGATTCCCTCTTCTCGAAGGCGCTGAAGGCCACGCCAGCCCCGGCAAAGGGCAAGTCTCGCGTCAAGCCAGAGGACGAGAACCAGGATGCGGAAATCCCGAATCGCGTCATGACAGATGACGGAACCGAGATCACAGATGAAGATATCCCTTTTTAGATTGGATATGTTACACTGCTTCACATGAAGACTTGTATTTCCTGCGGAAGAAATAGACGGCTGGGAAGTTTTTACATCCATGCCGCAATGAGCGATGGGCATCTCGGTAAATGCAAAGACTGCTGCAAACGAGATGCCCTAATCGCCCGGTCTAATCGCCTCACCGAGGTAAGAGAATATGACCGGAAACGTAGCAACCAGCCATCTCGCGTCGAGGCCCGCCGACGATATGCCAAGACCGAGGGTGGAAGAGAAAAATCGATCAAGGCGAAGCGTGCATGGGATGAGCGCAACAGAGATAAAAAGAAAGCTCAAACATCCGTCCACAACGCCATCCGAGATGGAAAACTCATCAAGGGTACGGCATGTTCTCGGTGTGGTCTTCCGGGCAAACTCGAAGCTCACCACCATGACTACAGCAAGCCGCTAGAAGTTCTCTGGGTCCACGATTCATGCCATAAGGCAATCCACAAAGAAGAACGCGCTGCGAGGCGGGCAACCGGGAAATAGCAACTTGTGTCATAATAATCGTAGCCGACGAGCCGCCCGGTTCTAAGCTATTTGGCAAACGTGAGATCGCCACTCACGCAATGGAAGGGGGAGTCCATAGCTCCCCCGACCGCCTCAACTATGGAGAGGACGACATGATTTTAGATATACGCACTGACGACGAAACTATTCACCTCGAACTAACGGGTAAGACTCAAACCATCTACACTCCTCCGGCCTGCTCCGAACAGCAGCTTCTCGCCTACAAAGAACTCTTTAGGGCGTCGGTGGCTACCCTAGCTGCGGCCAATGGAGAAGATTCTATGGCTCAAACTAACCGCGCCTTGCGTGGTCTGCAAGCTGCGGTAGACGCCCTCGATGGGATGGTTGGGAAATGCTAATTCGCGACGCACGCCGCCACAATTTCTTTACTGTCGACAACGCAATTCTTGATAAGGGCCTGAGCCGCTATGCGCTCGTGACCTACCTAGTGCTTTGCCGCTACGCCAACAACGAAACCCAGACCTGCAAAGTTCTCCTTGCAACGATAGCCGACAAGGCTGGATGCGGTCGCACAAACGTCTCTCTGGCGATCAAGGAATTGGAGACCTTGGGGCTCATATCGGTGAACCGGGCGAAGGATTCAAGCTGCGTTTTCACCCTTCTCTCGGTGGATACCCCCATTCAAAATACGAATGCCCCCCATTCAAACGGCGAACTACCCCCATTCGCAGTTTGTACGCATAACAATACTTCTAATAACAAAACTGAAACCAAGGAAATCCTCTCGGCTGTCGCCGAGGTATTCCGCTACTACAAAGACAGGATCGGGAAGAGCGGTCTCTACACCCTAACTCCAGATCGTCAAAAGAAAGGCGTTGCGCGGCTGCGGGAGTGCCTCAAGAAAACCGGCAATCTCCCAGGGGCGGTCGAAATGATGCGAATTTGCGTAGATGCCATCGAGGGCAGCGACTTCCACATGGCTCGCGGCAAGTATCAAGGTCAGCGCCCGTACAACGATTGGGAGAACCAACTCTTTGGGTCTGAAAGCAAAATGGAGAAGTGGCTAGAGGAGGCCCAGCGATGAGTACCCCCACACTATTCGGAGGCTGTTCCTACGTCGTAGGCCACGGCAAAAAAGGCAACAAGCCCTTCAAAATTTTCTGCAACAAGCTGGTCGAGCCCATGCAGCAGTTCTGCCCTAAGCACCTGGAGTTCATCGCAGACGAGAGCAAGGAACCCGAACGGAGAGCCTTAGCACGTCGTCAGAAGAAAGAACATGCGGCGGCGGAATTGGAAGCGCTGGCGCTCTCCCCGCTGAAGGCCGACAATCCAGACTTTGATAAACCACGTACGTACTCGGAGGCCGAATGATACTCGCGATGCCAACACTTGAGATTCCGACAACCGGGATCTATCTGGACGACAGAGGCTACCGACGCTACTCGGCTGGTCCGAAGCGGTACAAGCGCGTCCACCGCGACCTCATGGAGCAGCATCTCGGTCGCCCACTGCGTCGTGACGAACATGTTCATCACCGCGACGAGAACAAGCTAAACAACCAGGAGCACGCGGACGGAATGTGGAATCTCGAACTTCTTGACGAGTCCACACACAACGCGATCACCGCGCGGCAATACTGGTATCTCAAGAAGAATGGATTGCTGGAGGTGAGAAATGGGCTATAACAATATGGGCTATAACAATTTGAGTGAGTCGGGCATGACCGGTTCCGACATGCGCTCTGAGGCGTCGAGAATTGTAACCATGATCGAGGATTCTATCGATCAAATGACGCCAGTGGAGCGCAGATTTGTCGAGTCAATGGGAGACGACTTCGCGCCCGTAAGTATTAAGCAACTTTTCTGGTTACGCGACCTCAAGGATAAATACCAGTGAACTTCACCGCCGACCAGTCCGAAAAGTATTACGAGTCGAGGATCTCAAAGATAAGTATCTGTAGTAGGAGGGATAAATGTCTAAACTTGATGAAATGTGTAAATGTGGACATCCAATCGGGAATCACGTTATCGAGGTTGGAAAAGGAAGATACGCTTGCGCTCACGGTCTTTGGGGTCCAAGAGAATGTCCCTGCATGGTTTTTAAGCCTGCAAAAGATAAGAAAATTCGAGGAGAGTAAGTGAATTTCACCGCAGGCCAATCCGAAAAGTATTATGAGTCGAGGATCTCGACTCCTATCCGCAAGGTAGGCTCGTCCTACAAATGCCTCTGCCCCTTCCATGATGAGACTAACCCTTCGTTTGCGCTCGACTTCAAAAAAGGCAGTTGGTTTTGTCACACCGAAGGCATCGGCGGGGGTATGGTTGACTTCGAGATGCGGCTGAATGCCGTGACCGCCTCCGAAGCCGCTGCTGCTGTTGGTGTCGTCATGGGACTGAGCGACTACGCGTTCGCGTACTCTGGCAAGCCTGAGGCGACGTACCAGTACTACGATGAGCAGGGGAAGCTCTTGTACGAAGTGCAGCGCACCCGAGACCCCAGGACGGGCCGCAAGCGCATCACCAACCGTAGGCCGGTAGGCAAGAATGGTTGGGAGTACACGCTCGAAGGCACGCGCCGGGTGCTGTATCACCTTCAGGAAGTTTTGAAGTCGGATCAGATTTACATCGTCGAAGGCGAGAAGTGCGCGGATGCGGTAAGAGAGGCATTAGGAGAGGAAATTCACAATGGCATTACGGCGACGACCAGTCCACACGGGGCTGGGAAATGGAGAGATGAGTTCGCTCCGTATTTCACGGGAAAGCGGGTTGTGGTTGTACCGGACAACGACGGACCAGGGCGGGACCACATGCAGCAAGTGGCCGCTTCCGTTGCTCGCTACGCACTTGGAGTCAAATGGCTTGATCTGCCTCTTGATTCCGAGAAAGATGACGTGGCGGATTATTTGGAAAATCATTCGCTGCAAGATCTGGTCAAACTCACCGGAAAGGCTCCTCTTTGGAGAAGGAAAGACGATGCAGGACTTCTAGTCCCGGCTCACGATTTCATGCGCCATGTCAGTCCAGTCGTGGACTGGCGGGTTGAGGGGGTTATCGAGAAGGGTACCTCAGGCTTCATCATCGCCTTGCCGAAGGGAGGCAAGAGCTTCTCGACGGTCGATTTGGCCGTCTCCTTGGCCACAGGAGCCCCCTGGCTCGATTGCAGGGTGTCTGAGCCTACCCGAGTGGCTCTCGTGAGCAGGGAGGACGGCTCAGGGCTCACGGCGAGGCGTATAAAGCGAGTCATAACGGGCCGTGGACTGGATTTGGAAGACTCGATCTGGGAAAGTAACCTTCTGGTCAACACCCGCGAGCAGAGTCCGCACCTTGCCTTGGAAGACGACGCTCAGGTAGCTGAGTTGATCCACGCGATGCAGGCGAAGAAAATCGAGTTCTGCATTTTGGACGTTTTGAATGTGCTGCACGATGCGGACGAGAACGACAACACCGAGATGCGGCGGGTGCTCTCTCGCGTGTCCCACATTCGGAAGGAGGTGGGCTGTCAAGTCTGCATCGTGCATCACGGAGTCAAGGACTGGGACGAGAACAAGACTCTATCCCAGCTTGCCCGTGGGTCGTCAGCCATCGCCGGGTTTGCCGAGTTTATCATCGGCGTGCGGATGGTCGATGAAGAAACTCAAACCCGGCAGATGCGGTTTGAGACGAAGAGTGCCGAGCCCCTCCCCTCGTTCTACTGGAAGATCATAGACAAGGCAGATGGCGGGGCGACGTTAGAGAGAGTAGAGTACGAAGACAAACGTAAGACAACCAAGCACCGGCTCTCGGTGCTTACCAAAGAGGCATAATGGCAGACACGATACGGGAAGTTATCAACGTTGAGCAATTGGTGAAAGATCGCGACTATGCAAGAGCCCGCGCTGTAGGTCATGCGGTCACGATCATCCGCTTGCGGTATGCACTCGACGCGGCAATCTTTGAGCTTGGGCTCCATCGTAGCGAATCAGATGAGCGCGTTGTTTATCTGAAGAAAGTTTTGGAGGATGAACATGCCTGAGTTTGGATTGTGCGCCTGCGGGTGCGGCAAAACGACTCCTATTGCCAAAAAGACCGACGCTCGCAAGGGCTATCGCAAGGGCGACCATACAAAGTATTGTCCCGGCCACGTCCAGCGCACGCAAGGGAAAAAGATCACGTTTGAGATGGTCTCGCAAGCCCCAGGTGAGCTTACCGAGGTCGCTATCGCAGAATTAGAGCAAGGCGACTACGAAGAGGCTGCCAAGGTCGTTGACGCTCGCGCAAGGGCCATTGAGAAGCAGACACGCCGAAGCTTTGTAGAGCTTGGCCTACTCTGTCATACGATGGACCGCACCGGCTGGTGGTCGAAGTTGGACGACCCCATCACGGGCGTCACATACCATAGTTGGGAAGATTGGGCGACCTCTGCTCTGAACGTCGCCAGGAGTAGCGCATTCGCGGCGAAGAAAGTGATTGAGGCTACGCGAGGTACGGCGCTTGAGGATCTTCGTGAGATGACGCGCGGCAACCTTCAGCAGTTCGCTCGGCTATCCTCGAAGGTCCAGGCTGACCCTAAGATCCTAAAGAAAGCCAAGACCTTGACCGAGACCGAGTTTGTATCGGCGGTACACAAAGACGCTCCCGGCCAGCACCTCTCGAAAGCTCCGGCGCTCATTCTGAATTTGGAAGAGTCTGAGCGCGAGAATTTCGACGAAGCGGTCGAGGCTGCGAAGTGGGTCTACGATGTTGAAAGTCGAAATGATGCAATCGCCAACATCATTGCCTACTTCCTCGACGGGCTCTCTGAGCGCGAGGGGTACATAAAGCAAACCAATCGCGATGCGTTTGAGGTGGCTAGGAAGCGAGCGGCGGCATGAAGCTCCGAGCATTTGGGTACTTACCATACTTACCAAAAGGTAAGAAGTATTCCACCACCGGAATTAGGCTGCACGGCAAGCATGGCAATCAAGGCCCCAGGATGCCCGTAGCGAAGCCGGATGACTACAGGGAATTTCTGGTATCTCAGGGAAGAGGCATTCCAAACGGCTATCAAGAGGCTGTAATCCCCGAGCGCGAGATTTCCGTTCCGAAGTTCAAGATGGAAGATCCCGAGGTGTCGTGTTCTCGCTGTGACTTCGGAACCGGCTCGCACGCTTGCTGGAGAGGAAACTACAAGCGATGACGACTCGTTCGGAGCTATTGGAATGGTTTTATCGTCGCGGCAGCGGGGCGAATTATCAGATACTCTCTCAGGATTTTGAGGGAGACGTTGACGAGGCATTGCAGGGCTTGATTGACTTGGGAATTGTCTTTGAGTACACCCAGCAAGATGCTGGAGCCAAGAAGAAACGGATGTTCAAGGTGAAAGCCAAATGGTCAAAAGGACTCGAACTAAACAGCGGCCAGGGAGGCTATCGCCTCGGGAAGTTCAAGACCAGCAATGGAGGATCTTCCAACGCGATAAGGGAGTATGTCAAGACTGCGGCATTCAAGTACGTTTTGGTGCACCGCTAGAAGCTAACGATAGTTTTCATCGCGCCCATATTCGCGGTAAGAGGATGTGGGGCGACGGAGACGACAACGTAAAAACATCGTGTGGGCAATGCCATCGCGATCATCACGAGGGAACAAAGAGAGGAAAATTTCAACATGCGAAACCAATTGATCGTAGCGGCGATTCTGATATCTAGTGTCGCCGTAGCACAGCAGAAGGGTCCGCAAGGCCCGCAACTGGACACTGCCAACCGCGTAGCCTTGGACGCGGCAGAGAAGCAGAAGGCGTCTAGCAAAGCGTCCTACCAGCAGGCTCAGCAGATCGAGCAGCAGATCATTCAAGAGTGGGATGCGGCACACCCTGGATTCACTCTCAACCCCAACGACTTTTCAATCGTGGCGCTCCCGAAGCAAGAGAGCAAGCCTGCACCCGCAGCGCCAAAGAAGTAGGGATGGAGGTTTCGATGAAACAGTACAGCGATACAAAGCTGGAAAGTAAGGTAGCTAGTCAGAATCGCAGGGCCGAACGCAATGAGATGCAGAAGAAGGTGTTCAAGCACCTCTCAGAGAATTCGGCTATGCGGTTTAGGTCCACTCCCGGTACGATCCATGCGGCTGCTAAGGCTATGGTTATGCGTTGGTCGCAGCGCGTGCGAAAGGGCGTGCTGCTTGCCGCGTAAGGTTCCACGGGCACTGAGTCCGGGCGAAGAGGCGTTTGCTCTCCATTGTCGGGCGGAAGGGTTGAAGCCGGAGCGCGAATACCGCTTCGATTCGAATAGGCGCTGGCGCTTCGATTTCGCGTTTCCTGATAGCAAGGTAGCCGTAGAGATCGAGGGAGGTACTTGGATCGCAGGAAGGCACAACAGAGGCTCGTCAATCGCTAAGGATTTCGAGAAGTACAATCAGGCCGCTCATGCCGGATGGAGGGTTTTTCGGTATACCACCGAAATGGTGTTAGACGGAACAGCAATAAATGACATGCTGGAAGCGATGTAAACTGCATCAAAATAAGTGAGGTGAACTAACATGCCACTTGGAATTTTGTTTTGGGTGCTTTACGTAGTCGCTGTGATCTTCGGGCTCTGGTCAAACTATGTGCCGGGTCAGCCTCAGTGGTATCGCGCTGCGGCTCCCTTCTTGATCCTCTGGATCTTAGTCGGCATCCTAGGTTGGTCAGTCTTCGGTCCAGTCGTAAGATAGGAGCAGCATGAGTCGTCGAGAGGAAGACCGAGAGCTAAGAGAGATCATCGACCTGGACCGCGAGATTCTAGAGCGGCTCCCCAACCATCGCGTTACTCCAACCAGAATTGAATTTAGGGAGATCACAATGAATCCTACACAGGCAGGATCGACACAGGTATTCACCGGCACGCTGCAACCGCTGGCGAATGGCACAACCCCGGCAGCCGCGTATCCAGCTGGCGTAACCTTCACCGTAACGGCCAACGACGATGCGCTCAACTCTGGGGCTCTTTCGGTTGACCAGACCGGCACAATCGTCACGGTCAGCTACCCGAATGGCTGGGTGGAGAATGCTTCCCTTCCCTTGGTCATTACGTACGAGTCCAGCCCGTTCACCCCGTTCCCGTCCACCAGTCCTTCGGCTGTAACGGCTACGATCACGCCGAGCGCACCGCCTGTTGCGGCTGTGCCGACGCCGACCGGCATCTCATTTGTGGAGACTCAATGACTAGTATCTAATTTTTCTGGTTAGTGTAATAATCAAGGGCATGGATACTTCAAAAGCCCCCGCTAAGAACGGGGGCTTTTCTTTGTTCGGTTGAGCCACTTGTGCAGCCATTGAATCGCGGATGATTGGCAGTTTGCGCATTTGCCATCCTCGATAGTGGCGATGCACTCACAGTCCGCGCAAAAGACTGCATCGGACAATGGGATTGCTTCGACGTATGTCGCTGTGGGCATTGAATCCTCTCTATGAAGGTTTGGCCGCCCTTTCGCGGCGGCCTGCCCGGTTACCAGCCGGGACGATTCCAAGGGGAGGAAAACCATGAAAACGACCCTTGGGAATGTGTTCAAATTCTGCCGGGAGATGGCGCTTAGCGTTACGTCCCGGACCTTGGCCCTAGTTGTTCAATTGCGAGCTACCACTGTTCGCATCGAAGACTTGCTTGAACTTCGTTCTATCGATGTATACAGCGTTCAGATCCGCGAAGCCATGATGGATTAGCTCCTTGGAGTCCACGCGGATAGCGCCTGCGGCCACGTAGGGCTTAGAAAGTGGTCCTCCTGCGAGAGCATCATCGGCTAGTTGGTCGATGAATACTGCAAGCTCCTTCGACGGCTCAAGCCCGAGGCGCTTCATTGCTTCGGTTTCGGCAGGCGTAGGGAGGGTGGCTTTGCGCTCGGCGATAATCTCGTCGCTGCGCTTATCGAGAGCCTTCTGGTATTCGGGGTTGTCGAGGCAGTAGACGGCTAACCGCTTACCGCGTTCAATCCCTTCATCTACAGTCAAGCCGAAGCCTTTTGTGACAGCTTCAAGCTCATCGTTATCGTCCGTATGCGCGACTGCTACCATCTGAGAATCTTGTTCCAAGTTCGGAACAAAGACATTCTCTTTGGTGCTTAGTTCGGGATCTTTCACGCCCCTGGTCCGCTGCAATTCGCAGTAGTCGCAATCGCATCCGGGAGTGATTGGACCTTCCGGGATCGTGATACCCTTTTCTGCGGAGAGTTCGGCAACCCGCGCATCGTAGGCTACGCGATATTCGGGGTTCTGAAGCAGGTATTTGAGCAAGGTGACGGCCAGGCCAATACTTTTGGCTTGATCGATGCCGCGCTCTTTGCTGTACGCGGCTAGTGCTTCGCCGCCGTCATCTTTGTACGCAAGGACGCTAAGTTGCGCGTCAAGTTCTACGTCCCGTTCAAATTTAGGCATTTGTGTTTCCTCTTTTCTTGTGGGTTATGGATGGCATGAGAGTAGGGCTCGGGGATAACCCATACTGCGCTTTGGTCTCATGCCATCACGGTTAGTTGGATGCATCTGTAAGACAAACGATTCAGAGCGTGTCTACCTTGACGATTGCGCTCGGTGGGATGATACCGGGATACCAAAATGCTTCCATTGAAGGCGCGTCTTCGTCATCGTTTAGCTTTGTGGCGATGTTTTGCGGCACGTTTACTTCGATAATTACAGGCTTTGCCCCGGCAATTGCTTTTGGTCCATGCGGAGACTTGTAATAAACAAGTTGCGTGCGTCCAACAAAGATGTCCTTTGGGTATTCTGCGACTAGATGTCCAGGTTGGGCAGTCAAGTAGCTAGCTCTTAGTCTGGCGAATTTTTCGGCAGTATTGCGTGACGTGGTGAGATAAACGGCATGCTCGGTTTTTGGTATAACCCCATAGTCCTCGGTATTGATGACTTTGAAGTTTTTGCTTGGTTGGGGTTTGAGTCCATGAGCTTCGATGGACGGTAGATAGGTGCTGGCAGTGCCGTGATACATAATCATGGTTTTCCTCTTTTCTCGACGCTGGTAACGTCGGTCAGATTGTCCAGCCTTGGACTCGTCAGCGGCGACATTATCGCCGTACGGGCCGAAGCCCGTTTCGTCCTGGTTAGAAGGGAAGGGTGAATCCACCAGCTTGGAAGTTCTGGTAGACGGATGAGAGAACGGCAAAACCGAGCGCAACGATGAGCACGGTTACGAATATCTTGCTGGCATTGTCTTCGATGAAGTTCTTCATTTGATTCTCCTTTTAGTAGTCAAGCGAGTTGAAGTAGGGGACTTCTAGAACATCCCCGCGAAGCTTGAGGACGCTATGGGCGACTGCGAACGCGTTCAACGGCCTACCGTATCCATCTGAGGCATACGCGATGCGTTGACCGTCGTACGATTCGGTGAATTCAACGTGGTTAGGGTCAGTATCGATCAGTTGGGCGATATGATCGAGTGACAGTTGGGGCTGGGGCTCGCCGTGTGCGATTCCCGGCGTGCGGGTGAGGTAATCACCCGCTTCTATGGGTTCGGCTTCACCTGAGGCCTTGTAGAGCGTAGCAATGGGCATGGCTCACTCTCCCGCTATTGCCGCTAGACTTGAGTAGCCGTGCAAGGCTACGTCAAAAGCCAGGATGGTGATTAGGGCATCAGCTAGATCCCTTTGCCCCGTTTCTTCGAGGGCGTATGCTGCGCCTGCGAATAAGGCAATAGCTTCGCGGTCTCGTTTTATGCCCCTCAAGCCCAAAGCGGAGCAACGGTTTATAGCTCGTTTGGCGATTGAAGATGCGATTGTTTTGCGTGTTTGCTTCATAGGTTTCTCCTTTTCTAACGTTGGTCTCGTCAGTGTGAGCTTGACTCACAGAGCCCATTGAAGGGCTTTCGACCTAGTTTGTGAATGCGAGATACGCGGTAAACGCTCCGAGTATCAGTATGAGAACAAGCATGTTATGGTTGTAAGCCTTATGGTTGTAGTGCCTCACTTAGATACCTCTACGATGGATTCGCTAACCTCTGCGACCGTTTCGGTATTCTCGCGAATCGCGAATGCGATGCGGGAGAGGATGCCACCAGCGGCTAATTCCGTACCCCAATGGGTGAGATATAGGTGAAAGAGGTATTCAGTAGCTTGGATAATGGCGATAGCCAAGATGATGATGAGCGCGTGTAGTACGACGGAGCGTAGCTTTTTAGACTTGAGCATTTTCGCCCCCAGTCTCATACTTTGTCCAGTCGTCATTGTCGCCATTGAGCGGGAAGGTGGAAGCTGCGGCTTTGTCTAGTTGCTCTTGTTCAAAGTCGATGGCCTGTTGCACCTCATCGCGGGATGCACCGAGTAAAATCGCGATATCGGTAATCGTGTTGAAGTGATGGAAGTGAAGGTTATGCGCTACTTTCGATTCGATAAAGTCAAGGCTCATGGTTTGTCCTCTTTCCGATGGTTGGTTGCGAATCATTTTGCTTCCTCCAGATGCCGGTAGCATCTCTTAGTCCAAGACTGGACTAAGGGTTGATACCGTTTCATGGCTCAAAATATCGAAACGTTACTCTATGGGCTATTTCCCGCCCCCATTCGTAAGCCATTTCGTATTCTCCGCAATTGGTGGTGAACCCGAGCCTAAATTCCTTTACGCCTAGCCAAAAAGCTTTTATTCTGTTCATCGTTTCCTCCTGAAGCGGGTATGCTTCTCACCGCACACTCTGACTAGTGCGGTAGGCTGCATATCAGCCTTTCAGTCTTGCCTAGGTTGTCAATGATCCGGTCTTGCTAGCTACTTGAGCTATCGCGTTTGCGACTTCCCAAATGTAAGACAAGCTGTAAGACAAGTCAACACATTTTATCTAGCTATGCATTCAATGAGTTATAGAGATATCCACAGATAGTATCGTATTACGAATTCAATCGGGCACATTTGCTTACTACTGCCTCTAGGCCAATTCAGACATGCTACGGTACGTCCAAGCACCTACCGATTGCACCTAGAGCCTGCCACGCATGGCATTTGTGCCTTATTATGGGGTTATGCCACGTAAAGGTGTAGCTCCTAGAATCCGTCACCTCAAAGATAAGTACCCAGACTTGAGCAATGGCCAGATAGCCAAGCGCGTGGGATGCACGCCTCAGAATGTGAGCGGTGTTCTTTCTAGCTATCTTGGGGAAGCGACTGAAGAGGACCTGCGAGGATATCAAACGAATCGTGGGGATATCTTCGACGCGATTGGGAGACGCGCGCTACTAAGCATCACTCAGGCCAAGCTAGATAAAAGCTCACCCGCTGAACTAACTACAGTGATGGGCATACTTTACGACAAAGCTAGACTAGAGCGAGGGCAGGCTACAGGGATCAATGTGAGCGTGTTGCTAGACGTAGCCGAAGCCATCCGTGAGCGCCAGCGTGGTGTCAAACGCGAACAAAACGCGAACGTGATCGAGGGGTGAGAGCATGCTTTTTGAGGGTACCCGGTAGCCCCCATACGGCTGGCGGGGGGTGTTGCGTATACTATCCCCCTCAAACAATTTTCCCCCAAAAGGTTACTTCTGTTACACATCACTTGCGTACATCTGTCACTAGTGTTACACTTGTGTCATGGCACTCAACCTACGACATCTAAGCGAAGAGCTACACAAACTCTTGAAGGTTAGGGCTGCGACAGAGGGCGTGACAATCGAATCCCTATGCGTACGGTTTTTGTGGCAGGGCTTAGACTACGAGAAGACTATGGATGACATGTCGTTCTCGAAAAAGCCGAACACGGTCGTGAAAGCCCCTAAACTAAACAAGAAAGAGCAGTCGGATCTCAATGTTTGTCCAAAGTGTCACCACATAAACGGTCTTCACCAGAGAGGATGTCACGGATGAATGCAGAACCTTTGATCTATAACTTCAGCTTCAACCAGCAAGAGGCGCTGCTGCTGTCTTCTATGGTCGAAGCGGCTATGGAGCAATATGAATCCGCCTCATTCGAGGAACGTCAAGATGCCGATTTGCAGGCGGCCTACGCCATTTGGTCCCACCTACACGACCGCCTACCGAGGATGCCCAAATGAAACACTACCGCGATTACTCCCAACCCGGCGATCCCTACGGTCTTTCTGAATACACTGCCCAATCCGCCGACCAAGACGTAATCGGCGAGAAGTGGGATAAGGTCGGAGGGGATCGCGATGTACGAGGCAATACAACCATGCCCGCCCGAAACGTGCCTACCCAAGCCGAAGCGGATGCGATCAAGGGGGAGTTATGATTCTGTCCATCGTTCTTTATCTAAGCTTCTGGAACTACAACCCAGCCGTGAACGAGCTTCAGTATTCCATCCACGTCCACACCACCTACCAGACCTGTGGGGCGGTAGGCTATGCGAGCGACGGGTTCTTCTACGCCGACATCGTCCGGCCTCGCATTGCGGAGAAGATTCAGAGCGTGGAGTTCAACACCCTCGACGGGGCTGAGGCTTTCGTCGAACGCCAGTGCAGGTAGACTAATCTCATGGCTCGCAAGGTAACTGCACCGACAATCGACCTCCTCGACGGATATAAGCCCGAAGACCCCAAATCCTTGGAGGAGGTTGAGTCTCGTGTCGTCGAGTCGATGCAGCTTTACTACCTCACCATGAACCCCAAGCAAGAGGAGTTCATCCGGGTAAAGAACAACCGGGGGCGAACTCCGAAGACCCGCCTCTTTGAAGCTGGCAACCAGGGAGGCAAGACCACGATTGGTGTCGCCGAAGATATCGCGCACGCGATGGGCTTTCGTCCCTGGTTGGACAAGTCCGACCCGGACTACAAAATCTCGGTCAAGGTTCCCAACCAGGGGATCGTCGGTTGCGAGGTCGCCGGTCAAGTATTGAAGGCCAACATCGAACCCCTGTTCCTGAAGTTCATCCCCAAGTATTGCGATCCGAAGATCGACCGCTACTCGGATGGGTCGATCAAATCCCTAACCCTGACCTACGATTACACCGGAGCCTACTGTGGATCGACCATCCACTTCCGGTCGTATGTTCAGCCAGCCGATAGCTATGAGGGCATCGTGGTTGACTGGTTACACTGGGACGAGCCCCCACCCCGGCCTATACTCAATGCAGCAGAGCGCGGGAAGATGAGCACGAACGCACCTTCCTGGCTTACCATGACCCCACTCAAGGAGCCTTACATTTATGACATCTTTACGCTCAAAGCTTTCAACAACGGTGGCGACGATCAAGAGATCGCTGTCTTTCGTGGCGCGGTCTGGGAGAATTGCCAAGACTGGTGTCGCTCGTGCAACATTACGATTCCTGAAAACGACCCTGAAATCCTTGAGCCTGGAGTTTTACGTCCCGTCAACAAGTGCCCTGGCTGCGGAAAAACGCTTGGCTTTATGCCCCGAGCCGGTATCGACAACTACCTCAAGAAAATTACCGACCCCGACGAAAGGGAAGCCCGCGAGGAAGGCAAGTGGAAGCACCTCTCCGGCCTCGTCTACAAAGAACTTGACCGCGAAAAGCACCTATACCAAGATTTCGAAATCCCCAAAGACTGGATGCGCATCGAAGTCGTCGATCCACACGACGCACGTCCGACCCGATGGATCTTTGGTGCGGTCTCCCCAGAAGAGATCCAGATAAATGGTAAGACCGTCAACCGGATCTACTGGTACACCTACCTGCTCGCGTCCGGCAATATCGACTCCATCGCTAAGCAGGTCAAGGTACGACGTGCGGAGTACGGCTACCGCGAACCTGCGATGGTTATCATCGACGCGAAGTTCGGAGGGGCACACAAGCCCAGTCATGGCGAGGAACAGACATCCTGGGAAGAGGAGCTAGACAAATGCGGGATAAAACATATCATCCTATCGCATTCAGCGAGTGGGGACATCGCTTTAGGACACAAGATGGTGAAGGAGTATCTACAGCCACACTACTCAACCGTGAAGGACAAGTCGTTTCCCGGAATGTTGTTCGCGGTCAATGGCTGCAAGGGGGAGCGTGGTCCGATACACGACATGTTCAACTACCAGTGGAAGCTGGGAACCGACAAGCCTGAGGAGCAGTACAAGGACGCCTGTGACTGCATCCGCTATGCTGCGCTTGAGCAGCCAGTCTACAAAGCTCCTGAGCCTGAGATCAACCAAGAACTAGCCCGCCTGCTGCTCGCGAATCAAAGGGAAGAGACAGGCGGGGCGCTCTATCACGGAATGAAGATGAGGTACTGAGATGATCCGACCTGTAAGCTATGCGGATATATTCAACGATCCAGGGTTCCCCGCATTGCTCAAGGAGTATGGCGAGGAGTGCTCTACCCTCGGAACTCCTAAGCCGCAGCCGGATCTCTATGATCTTCTGGAGAAGTCAGGAGGGCTCCAAGTCTTTGGAGTGTACGAAGAGTCCATGCTGGTCGGATTTGCATCCGTTCTGATCTATCTCTTGCCTCACTTCGGGATCAAGATTGCGACTACTGAAAGCATCTTCATCACCCGAAATTTTCGTCATTACGGTCTCGATCTCATGGCGACGATTGAGAACTACGCAAAAGTTTCTGGGTGTGAAGATTTTCTGTACAGCACCCCGGTCGATAGCCGGTTTGATCGACTCCTCAATGCTTTGGAATACGATCACACCAACAACGTCTATCGGAGGAAGCTGTGACTTCAATCGTCAAATTCAACAACCAAATTCCTCCGACCTCTGAAGAGAATATCGAAAAGGTTCGTATCGCCGAGGAGATTATTCGTGGACATGCCCAAATTGAATTCTGCACCGAGCACGTCTTCCATGCCGGGATGTATGCGCGAACAGTTCGCATCGCGCCCCACGTTGTGTTCACCAGCGTCCTCATCAAACGACCAACCCTCCTCGTTACTCACGGATCGTACGAGATGCTTGCCGGGGACCGCTGGGTCGCTGTTTACGGTTATAGCGTCTTACAGGCGAGCGCCGGGAGAAAGCAAATCTACCGGACAATAACCGAAGTTGAGATGACCATGATCTTCCCGACCAAGGCCACGAATGTCGCCGATGTGGAGAGTGAGTTCACGGACGAAACGGAGAGTCTTCTCTCGCGTAAGCTAGAAAATGATATTGTGATTACTGGGGTGCCAGCATGTCCGGAATAGCGACGGGTACGGCTCTGTTGATCTCGGCTGGAGTGGGCTTGGCTACCGCAGGGGCCACGATAGGGTACGAGGCGTCACAGGGCGGTGGGCCGTCCGCTCCCACGCAAGCGCAGACGGCAAGCGAGCAAGCCCAAGCCGCGACGGCGGCAGCCACGGCTCAAGCGCAAGCCCTCACGAAGCGCAGGGGAATGGCCTCTACCATGTTGACGAGCCCACTAGGAACCTCCGGCACGGCGAACGTGCAGAAATCGACGCTGGGATAATGCCCTACTCTTTGCTCGCTACAAATCGCAACTACGTGAACTCGACGGATTATCGTCCCTCGAAGTTGGGCGGTCGCAGCAATGAGGAGAAGGCGCAGGACTGCCAGAAGTATCTGGCGGTTCTGGCCGAGCAAAGACTCCCGTGGGAGCCGATGATTGACAACATCATCATGTACGTCAACCACGGACGCCGGTTCATCCAGGACAAAGATTTGTACCCCGGTCAACAGACGGGGCAGGAGGTCTACGATGATTCTGCGATGCTGGCCAGAAATCTGCTCGTGGATGGAATGGTGGGCTATCTATGCGGGAGAAATCAGCCCTGGTTCGGACTTGAGATCCCTGGCAAATTCGACTTTCCCCGGTCCTCAGGTTTACGCCACTGGACTGGCAAGCGAGTTGACTCCTTTCCCCAAGTCCAGAAGTGGTTGCAGGACTGCTCAACCGTCATGTACTCGGCCTTCAATCGATCCAACTTCTACGACGTAGTTCCTGAATTCATTTCGGATGGAGCGACGTGTGGGACTGCAAACATTCTGATCGAGGAAGACATTGAGCGAGCAGCGATTGCTTTCACCGTTCCTCACTTCCGCGAGTGCTTCATCGGAGAGAATCAGTTCGGCGCGGTGGATACCAACTACCGAATTTACAAGATGACCCTCCGGCAGTTGGTTCAGAAGTTTACGATGGAGGCGATGGAAGCCGCCGACGACAATTTCAAGAAGCGGTACGAGGCGAACATGTACGCCGAGGAGGAGATCCTCCATGCCGTCTATCCGCGTACGGACTTCAACCCCCTGAGGATCGACGCCAAGAACAAGCGGTGGGAGTCGGTGTGGATCTATCGCAAGGGTGGGAAGGTTCTTGATACGAAGGGCCGGACGCCATCGAATGCGAGCGATAGGGTCACTCTCTTGAGCGAGGGTGGCTACGATACGATGCCGATGGTGTCGTGGCGATGGAGAAAGAACAACGATGAAGTCTACGGGCGCGGTCCTGCTCACGATGCCTTTGTTCAGATCGCCCTGGGTAACCAAATGGGCCGGACGAATCTCATCACCGGACAGCGAGCCGCCGAGCCTCCTCTGGTTGCTTACGCCGATATGCGCGGTGCTATTCAGCGCGGCCCGAATGGGATAACGTACATGGAGTCGAATCGCGGAGACATTCGCACGCGGGCTCCTATCCCACTCACGACCGGCGTACAAAATCTTCCGTTCTTGATCGAGAATCAGGACCGGGTTTCGAAGATAATCAACCAGCACTTCCATACCGACGTGTTCATGATGATGTCTCAGCTTGCCGCTGGTGGTAAGAGCGAGCGCATGGTAACCGAGCAGATCGCGGAGCTTCAAGGTGAGAAAGCGGCGATCCTCGGCACTCGTGTCGGCAACCTCCAGTCCGAAGCGTTCAATCCGATCATCAACCGGGTGTACAGCATTGAGTCTGAAGCGGGACGCATACCCCAACCTCCAGACATCCTCATTGAATCGATCCACGGCCCGGTGGAGGTTCAGTACCTCGGACCTCTCGCTCAAGCTCAGACCCGCCTGACAACCGTGCGCCAGATTCAGTCCTTCTTGTCGGCAGCGCAACAGGTAGCGCAGTTCGATCCAACCATTGTTCATGCGGTGAATGGACCTGAGGTTCTCCGCATCATGCGCGATGCGCTGAATGCCCCTGTCGATATCGTCTACGACGATAAGACCTTCGCCTCGATCATCCAGGGCGTCAACAAGCTGGCCGAGCAGCAGCGCAATGCGGAGACGATACCGAAGATGGCGAAGGCCGCATCTGCGCTTGCGAAAGCCCCTGAAGCTGGAAGCATACTCGACAAATTGATGGGGAATGACAATGGACAGCAGTAGTGAAGAGATGCAAAAGCGGTACAAGAATGTCTTCTCGACTCCCGAGGGGAAAATTGTTTTAGGTGATATCTTGACGAAGGGCCATTACGGTGTGACACTAGATCCTGAGAACGCAGTCCAGATTTCTGAATACAACTTCGCACTTGTAATTGCAACAAACGCAGGAGTGTTTGATCCGCTCTACCGTGGTCTTGGATTGATAAAGGAGTAACATGGCAAATCCTAACGCAGCTTTCGATAATATCCAGTGGCCCGGAGGAGATGGACTCAGAGTTCCCCAAGAGCGTGCAGGATTCCGTCCTCTGGCTACGCAGACTGGTCCCACCTTGGACACCTATGGGGAAGTGGATCTTGGCAGCGTATCTGGCACTGTGAAGCTGACGATCCAACAGGCCGGGGCGTCACTCATCACGCTGACCCCCAGCGCGGCTGTGACTCTCGTATTTCCGAACTGTCAGCCGGGGTATTCGACCATTGTGCAGAATCTCAGCGCGACCTATGCGATCACGGCGGAAGTCAATGGGAATACGACCAATACGGCGACCTGTGCCGTGAGTGTTATGACCACGGTCGTCTTCACTGGCCTGAACGGTGGATGCAGGGCGCAGGCTTCCGCGTAAGATTTTTGATGTAGTATTTTGATTGGAGAAGTAAATGCCTGAAACATTGGAAGCGACCGAGCCGACAACCGAATCCCTGGGATGGCGTGCTGGATTACCGGATGAACTCAAGACGAATGAAACCTTTGCTCCGTTCAAGACGGTTGGCGAGTTTGCTAAGAGCTATCTTGAAACGAAGACGAAGGCGACAGACTTTGAGCAGCGTCTCGGTAATTCAATACCCAAACTTTCGGAGACGGCTACCGACGAGGACCGCTCCAAGTTTTACGATGCTCTGGGAAGGCCGAAAGACCCCAAGGAGTATGAATTCGATGGTGAGGACAAGAACGCTACCGAGTGGACGAACGACTGGAAGGAACAATTTCATGATTTGGGTCTTACGAAGCCCCAAGCCAAACTGCTGAGCCAGAAGTGGAATGCTTCAGTTCAGAAGATGGTGGAGGCGCACAACGTTGCTCTCCAGAATGAAGTAGCGCAAGCTACCCAGGCGCTCAAAAACGAGTACGGCGACAAGTACGAAGCCAACGTGGAACTGGCAAAACGGTTGTACCAAAAGCATGTCGGTACGGAGTTCGACAAGGATTTTGATGCGGGCACCGAGAAGACTCGGCTCTCGACCATCAAGTTGCTTGTGAAGCTCGCCGCTTTGACGGGAGAAGATCGTTCGCCGCAGGGAACAAACGGCTCTGGTAATGTAGCCCCCGCTACGGGGATCAACTACAGCAAGAGCAATATGCCTCCTGCTAAGGTCTAAAAATCTGCGGTAAGGGAGTTTCACAATGGCTGACGCAAACGTACTCGGGTACCCAACCCTGATCGACATCATCAACAACTATGGGTCTGCTGACGCTCGCGCTCAGTACATCCAACCGGCTCGAATCCTCGACCGGAAGTGCCCCCTCATTCGGATGCTTCCGATGGTGGCGAGCAACAACGTCCTATCCAACATCGCTACTCGCACTGACTCTTTGCCGATCCCCGGAACGCGTCGGTGGAATGAGGGTGTGTTGCAGACGGCTTCCCACAACACTCCGATCAACGATCCGATTGCTCTCTTTGAGGACTACTCGGAAGTTGATAAGGAGCTTTGCCGGATTCAGAACAACCCGACCGCATGGCGCACCGATCAGGACATGAACCATATCGAAGGTTTCCGGCAGACGCTGGAGAACATGTCTTGGTACGGTAACATCGGAACTAACCCTGGAGCATTCAATGGCCTCGCCACTCGGTTCAACAACCTCGAATCGTATCCGAACGGCGACACCTCCTGGAACCCGAACGTGCTGAACGGCGGTTCTACCTCCGGCTCGGTTACGAGCATGTGGTTGATCGAGTTCGGCCCCGGCAAGGTGCATGGGATCTATCCCCCGAACACCCCTGGCGGGTTCAACATCGAAGACCTCGGCGAAGTGACGAAGGAGAACGCTCAGTCGCTCGGAGCCGTCTCCCAGAATTACTTGCATCAGGTCTATCGCACCCACTTCACATGGTTCATGGGTCTTCAGGTGCCTGACGAACGCTGCGTGCAGCGTGTCGCCAACATCAACCCCGCCATCCTCAGCAGCAATGACTTCGACGAAAACATCCTCATCGAAGCGATCAACTACCTGCCGGACGAAGGGGCGAATCCTGGGACCGCGATCTTTGTGAATCGCGCTCTCAAGACCCAGATTGACATCCGGGCGGTGAGTCAGAAGATCAACGCCTACACGATGTTCAAGCCCGGTATGGATGTCTTTGGCGGTCGCGTGACGACCTTCCAGGGAATTCCGATTTACGTTGCAGAGAAGTTGCTCAACACCGAGACGGTCATCAGCTAAGCCAAAGGAGAATGAAATGCCTGTAACAGACGCTCTAACTTACCTCCACGGCAGCGGAACATCCGCCTTCGGCCCGGTCACGAACACGGCTGGTGTTTACGGCGATGCCCTCTGCTACGCGGGGAGTCAGTATTCCAATCTCGAAATCGACTTTGGCGCACCGACTTCCTCTGTCAACCCCGGCAGCTTCCCGTCCCTCACGGAGAAGGGTTACACCTTCCCTCCTGAGCTTCCGGGAAATGGCGGCGTCGAGATGGGGCTTCATGTGATCGTCGGCTCGGCATTCAATTTGCTGACCAGCATCAACTTTGAATTCTGCACCTCGCTCACCACCGGCGCACTTTACACTGCGTCTCCCAACCCGGTTGCTGCTCGCACGCTGACCCTGGCGCAGCTTGCGGTCGTCGGCGCACACTACTACATCCCGATTCAGTTGGGGTCGCTTTTGGAATTCAATCGTTTTTATGCGGCCCTCACTGGAACTGATCCCACAACTGGAACGATCCTTGCTTGGTTTGGTCCTCGCACGGGTGGAGAACAGTAAAATGCTGGTAATGGCAAAATGCACGGCGCGGGCCTGGGATAATACTCAGGCTCGCGAATACCTCCCCGGTTTCGAGTACGAGATCGATACCGACTCCCCTCTTGCTTCTCTGACCACTCACCCCGTTGCCTATAAGGACGGGAAGCCGGTCAAGTACATGCGCAGCGACGAGGGGAAGCTCGAAGCGTTCCCGACTTCCAAGCCCCCCTACGTTTTTGAGTTCGACCGCAACGCCAACCCGAACGACAAGCCGCATGACTATTCTTGCAAGAAGCCGGGATGCGGAGCGTTCTTCAAGACCCTTTCGGATCTTGGGACGCATACCAAGACGGCGCACAACGAAAGTCCAGCCGTGGACAACGAGCCTGCGGTGATTGTAAAAGACCAACGCGGCAAGCAAAAGAAGGGTGCCGTGAAGTGCAAGGATTGTGGGGAGTCGTTCCCGCATCTCTACGCTCTCAAGGTTCACAAAAAGACGCACGCCAAGGTCGAGGCCGAGCCCGTTCTCGCCTAGAGAGAGGGCCAAGTGAACTACTCGCAAACTCAGATCACGAACCTCGCACTTGGTCGCCTAGGCGCTCGCAACCTCATCACAAGCATCAACGATCCCTCACCGAACGCGGTGAGGGCGTTGGCTGTCTGGGACCCTGTGTTCCAAGAGGTATTATCCGAGCGCGACTGGCGGTTCGCGAAGACCCGCACGAAACTTCAGCTTAGCCCCTGGCAGCCTCTCTATGGATGGCGCTGGGCCTGGGCTCTCCCCGCCGACCTCCTACGCTTCGTACGGCCCGTAAAGAACGGTCGCGGGCGATCCTTTTACGATTGGTGCTGTGGGCCAGAGGGTGATGGCTGGTATCACCGCAGGGATACCCCGTTCTGGCCCTCGCATGAGCCATACGTGATCGAGACGATGAATACAGGTGCTTGGGCCACCCCAGTCAACGGAGCGCCTCCTGACCCCCTTCCGCCTGCGCCCACGGGCCGTTTCGTCCTGACCAACTATGGAGGGTTCTTCGGGCCAGCCAAGATTTGCTACATCCAACTCATCTCCGACTACACCCAGTTGATGCCCGGGTTTGTGAACTGTCTGACGAATCGCCTCGCGCAAGAGCTTGCCATCCCGGTTACGGAGGATAAGGGAAAGTTCGCGGCGGCGGCTGAATGGTACAAGGAAAGCCTCAACTCGGCTGAAGCTCAGAATGAATGCTTGGACTATTCGGAAGACGAGGCGGGCTCTGATTCATGGGAACGTGCTGGTCGGCGCGTGTGGGGGTTGTAAGTGGCTCCGAAAGCTTATCCAGTAAAGTACGCATTCAACTCTGGCGAAATTTCGGAACTCTGCCAGTTCCGGGATGACGTGCAGAAGATTGAGAGTGCGTGCCTAACGATGGAGAACATCCTGCCCTTGGTGGAGGGTGGTGCCAAGAAGATGCCCGGCACCTACTTCGCCGGGGCGACTGCTCTTGGCGGGGCGATGTTCGTCGGCTCAATCGACGGAACGACGCTTACCGTCACCGAGGTTATTTACGGGACGATTAGGATAGGGCAGACCGTCTATGGCGTCGGTGTGACCCCTGGCACGGTCATTACGGCTTACATCCCCACCGAGACGCCGTTCTTCACCTACTACAACGTCACACGCGACGGTACAGGAAACGGAACCGGAAATTGGCAGTTCGTGGGAACGCAATGGAGGACTCACTTCGAGCCGGTGACTTCGGCTTTGAGTGAACTGACATTTTCAGATTTTGGATTTGCCATACCCGCCAGCGCAACGATCTTAGGGGTATCGGTGAGCGCGGAGCTGGTTTCGCAGTTCACGACCACCAGCGTCTTGTCGCAGGTAGCCCTATGGAATTCCGCTGGACAAGTCGGAACCCTCAAGACTCCAAACACGCCGTTCACCACTTCAGTCTTGCCTGAGACCTACGGCAACGATACTGACCTATGGGGAGCCGCACTAACCCCCGCAATCATCAACGACTCCACCTTTGGATTTGCGATGGCAGTTGCGACTGACACCTCGCGCGTCTTTATAGGCGCTCCTTTTATGGTGACGGTTTGGTATCAAATTGAGACCGAGGTTGAGAGTGGCTCTCCGGGTGGAGTGGGACAGTATACGGTGAGCGTATCGCAGACGGTCGGCAGCGAACTTCTCCAGACTGCAACGAGTGGGAAGAGCCGTCTTGCGCCGTTTCAGTTCTCCACGGATCAGGGAGCGGTTCTCGAATTCTCGGCTGGCGTAGTTCGTATCTGGGAAGGGGCCACTCAAGGATCTTGGTCTTTGGGTATCGCGTTGCAAACTCCTCCTGCTGGGGCCAACTACAGTCCTCAGACGGCATACGTGGCTGGCAACCTTGCCTTGGTGGGTCCGTGGGCCGACGCGCTAAATTACACGGCTCCCACTTGGACTCCGAACCCCTCCTTGGGTGTTTTGACCTTTTCGGCCCCTTATGGATCGAGCTACGCATCCCCCGTAACAATTACAATCCAGACCAATGGGACGAATTCCCTTGCTGTCGTCAAGGGTGGAACGTCTCCGAATCAGTCCATCAACATCTTCCTCGCGAACACTACGCAAGGTCTCAACTCGGCTGTCTCGATTCAGGCTGCGATACGCACGCTAGGTTCCCTCAACACTGTTGGGAATAATTTTGTGGATCTCTCTGGATGGACAGTAACTCCCGATCCGATTTATTTTTCCTCCCCGTGGATTACCGCTCCGACCGCACCGGCTGGATCAACAATTTCGGTAGGTAGCGCATCTTCCTTCGTTGCGCAGTGCGTCGTCGCGAACAATGAGGAGCAGTTCCCCGTTCTTTACACCGGAGCGTTCAACTCGGCGTATTGGGTGGCTTACAACGCCACGGCTCAGCCTCCGATTGAACTGGTTACTCCGTATCTCGAAGCCGATCTCTTCCAACTCGATTGCTCGACGCAGAGCGCGGATGTTTTGTGGGTCTTCCATCCCAACTATCCACCGGCAGTGATCGAACGCCTCGGTGCGAATTCGTGGGCCTATAGTCTTTCGCTTCCAGGGCAGACCGGAGGTGAACCTCCGTATCGAGGCACGCCGGACGTAGTGACGACCGGCTACAGTGCTCTTGGGCAAAACATCTCTCTGATCTCTCAGTCGGCAACCTGCACGATTGTCTTAGCTTCGCCGTCATCGACCCAGCCATTCAATGTGGGTGACCGAATTTATATCAACCTCGGTTCTGGAATGGTGGAGCTAAATGAGGGAGAATTTTTGGTCTCCACTATTGCTTACGAGACGGGAACCGTACCGGTGATTGACGCGGCTGGAACAGCTTCAACGGTTCCAGCGACGGGTTGGTTTATGACAATTCTCGACCCGGATACGGATGCCGTAATCGACTCCTCCAGCTACTTGCAATATCAGGGCGGGGCGTTTGCCGTGAAGGTGATTCCAATGTTTGCGGCCCCTGGCAATTACCCCGCGTGCGGAACGCTCTATCAGGAGAGGCTAACTGTCGGTGGGGCTCTCAGTACCCCCACCCAGCTAAATGGAAGTGTCGCAGATGATTATCCTGATTTCATTTGTGATCCAAACGAAGAGGACTACGCATACCAATTCACGTTGGTGTCGAACCAAGTCAACCAGCTTCTCAACATGATCGGAACTCCGAATGCATTGCTGGCCGGAACCGCTGGTGGGATTTGGGTCATCGCTCCGAGCAGTGGAACCTCTCTGAGTCAAACCAACGTAAACGCAAGCCAGCAGGGAACGCAGGGAGTGGCGGCGCTACAGCCGCAGACGATCAACGGGTCTGGAATTTTCGTATCTCGCTCTGCGAGGATCGTGAACTTCCTTCTCTACAGCTTCGTAAGTAACTCGTGGGAGAATATCGACCTCACTCGGCTCAACCGGAACATTACCCTCGGACCCTCGTCCGCTCTCTCTGGGATCGCGCAGACAGGTTTCCAGATGGAGCCCTACCCGATCTTCTGGGCGGTGCGCAATGATGGGCAACTCATTGGGCTCCTCTTCAATACTCAGGATCAGGTGTACGCGTGGTTCCGCGTGAACATGCAGGGGACGGGGACGATTGAATCAGTAGCCGTGGTGAGCGGACAGGATCAAGAGGACCAGCTTGTTGTCGTCGTCAACCGTACGATCAACGGTGTTCCGCAGAGGTTCGTAGAATACTTCATGCCGCAGGAATTGTTCGGCCAGCTATCGAATGCTTTCTTCGTGAACTGTGGTCAGCAGTTGAACGGCGGTCCCGCAGCGGCGATAACTGGAATCAACAATGGCAATCCAGTGATAGTGATGGCTCCGGCGCATGGATTTACGAATGGGATGACAGTGCAGATTGCTGGCGTGCTGGGCATGACGGAGATCAATCAGGATGCCACTGAGGCATACACCGTCGCGAACGCTACGACGAACACATTTCAGCTTGTCGGCATGGACTCTACGGACTTCGGGGTTTATATCAGCGGCGGAACGGTCAAGCAGGTATTCAACCAAGTGACCGGCTTGAGCTATCTACTCGGGCAGGAAGTCACGGCTGTAGGTGACGGAGCTATTATTCTTCCGCCTACGGTGGTCACGGAGGATGCGATCACCTTCCCGTATTACGCCAACCTCATCACGATTGGTATCCCTTACGGGCTGCTCTTGAGGCCGACTAACCCAGTGTTGGCTTCGCAGGGCATGACAACTCGCGGCATGAAACAGAAGTTGAACCGCGCTACACTGTCTTTGTATCAAGCAATGGGAGGGCAGACCGGAACCGATCTTGGGTTTATGTACGATATCGATTACGGCCCCGGTGCAATGGGTCAAGCTCCGCAGATGACGACATCTGAAATTACCCGCGATATCGACGGCGATTGGACGGAGGAATCTAAGTTTTATGTTCGGCAAAACGTTCCTTTGCCATTTACGTTGCTGGGCTTGGTTTTACGTATGACCGCGAATCAGGATTAGGAGAAAGTATGTCGGGGATCTCAGCCGGAACATCGATGTTGATAGCGGGTGGGGCCTCAAGCCTCACGTCGGCGGCTGGGAAAATTGTCAGCGGTCAAGAGCAGAAGTCTGCCTACGACTATAACGCTCAGGTAACCCTCGACAACATGCAATCTCAGATGGTTGCGAATCAGCAGAAAACTTCAGATCGAACCGGAAAGCAGGCTAGTGCGTATGCAGCATCGGGTGTGGATATTGCTTCTGGTTCTCCTCTTCTTGTCATGGCCGCGACCGCTGCCAGAGGGTCTCAAGAAGGTTCGGAGGTCGAAGAGGCGGGCACGGAAGAGGCGGCCATGCAGAGATACTACGGGCGAATTGCAGCGTTCTCGGGAACGATGAGTGGCATCGGCTCATTTATGTCTGGAATGACTTCTACTTTTGCTTCCTCGCTCAAGCAGTCTCAACCTTCAGGGACGGTACCCGATGTCCCGGATTCGATGTTCTAAGTGGCCCAGATACCCGGAATCCCCACACTCGATCCCGTAGAGAAGCCAAGAGAAGACCCGCGTCAAGCGGGTAAGGTAGGGGCTGCGATTGGAGACTTTGGAGACACCTCTCTCGACATTGTCAACCACATCCGCGAAGCGCAGAAGCAAGTAGACATGCTCGCGGCTCGAAATGATCTAAACGCGGCCTTTACTGCGACTCAGAATCAGTTGATGAAGACGCAGAACTCGCGTGATGTAGCTGGGGTGATTCAGCAGGGCAAGGATTCTCTGAACGAGATATCTGCGAAGTGGGGGCAGTCCCCCGCTGCTATTGCCATCCAGATGGACGCCGACAGCCTACATCCGAGTTTGGATCACGTAGGAACAGTCAAGCAAGTTGATCTCATGTCGAAGGAAGGAAAGATTCAGCTTACCCAGGCTGCTCAAACTTTTGCTCAAGACTACGCGAAGTCGAGAGGTATGGGAGACGCTGCCGGAGAACAGAACGCACTCGCAGCGTATACGCAGTCTGTGAATAGCCTCGTAAAGACTGGCCTAATGGGAGATGCTGAAGCTAAGGATTCGATTCGCGCTTTTCGCGAGTCCGGTCAGGAGCTTCAGATCAGGAATGCGATCAGCAACGCAGACCCTTCCGTGAACGCGAAGGTTCATGAGGATATGGCCAACCACCCCGAGATGTTCCCCGACGTGAATGCGGAGAAGCTCGACACCTACAAGGGTCAAGCACTCTCTGCCGAGGAATCTCACACGCGTTTTCAGGAGTGGTCGGAAGGCCAGAACGCCGTCAAGACGAAGCTGGTTCCGCTCATCAATCTGCACACCAATGCGGCTACCGGACAGTTCAATGAGGGCGAAGCCCTGAAGGATATCGCCGATGGCGTAGCGAATGGGAGCGTCACTCCGTATCAGGAGAAGGTTTTAGCTGAAGCTGTTAGGTCTCACGGAGCGGAACTAAACGTAAACGCGAAGCAGGAAGCCGGAAAGAAATTGGATGCCGTTGAAGACCTTCTGACTAAGCATCAGTTCGGCGCGGCGAAGTTGCAGATGGAGCAGGACAAGGGATGGTTTGAGAACAATAATCTAGGTGAGGATCACAGGGCCGAACTCCATTACATGAACCAGATGGAATCTCAGCAGCGTGCGGAGGCTGCGGCTGAACGTACGGAGGGTCGCTACGAATACCAGATGGCGCGGCAGGTAGCTCAGGACCAAAGCCAAGACATGCTTGGAGAGGTATCGCACTTCATCTCTAGCGGCGGCATTCTCACTAAGGCTCAGGTTCAGAATATGGCGGGGACCGGCAAGGGCAAGATGAGCGTGAAGGATGTAGACGAGGCGTGGAAGATGATGCAGGCATACCAGTCACAGCCTGACTACAAGAACGCGTTCGACTACATCGACAAGAGCTTCCAAGTTCCGAAGGATGCGAGCGCGGATTCTGCCGCTGCTCAGAACAAGAAATACGCCGACACGCTCGCTACATTCCAGCAACAGGTAAACGCCCATCCAGATCAGAGCA